CTCCACCTCGGAGCAGGAACGTAATGACGTCGTCGGCATGTTCCAATCCGCCTTCGGAAATACGAAGACGCTGGTTCATGATACTATCGTGAAAGACGAATCTATCTTCTGATTCTCTAACCCGATCGTACGTCTCTTTCTCTTCACGCAAGGATAACCTGCATGTCTGGACAACAAGTCGGACAACTCCCACCTGCTGTGCACTCTGATATCCAGGGGTTAGTTAAGGATCTAACCTCCTGGTGTGCTCGTCTTCAACCGCCGAGAGAGAACTTCTCTTCCTCGGCCCAGTATCAGCAATTTGCTGATATGCTCTGTTTCCGGCGGACCTACCTCGAATCTGAGGTCTGGTCTAAATTTTCCGATGAACAGACGACGAGACCACGTATCAGACGTGAGCGTGCCATTAAGAAGTGGCTCGCTACGGAAGAACGCAATTCGAGAACGAACTTTCGGATTCTCACCGATCGTACGTTCTTTGGTCGGAGTCGACTCTCGTCGACTCAGATTTTAAATTGCGCTTCCCGCTTCGTGTCAAAAGTGATCGGCAATGACTTGCCAAACACTCTTGTTGGTGACTTCACCAATGGAGCTAGTACAAGTCAACGTCGTCAACCTGGGTCCATGGCGAGGAAGTACACACAGCAAGTGCACGTAACCGAAGACAGCTTTCCTTATGTGTTGCCGATACTTATCGACAATGCTACAGGATGGATTATTCCATATCTTAGGGAAAACTCTCCTAAGACTGTCCAAGGGAACGTGTTATTCACAGTGCGGAAGAACACAGAGATTGACCGGGTTGCCTGCAAGGAACCTGATCTAAATCTGTGGTGTCAGAAGGCCTTTGGTAACTTTATCAGAGGCCGTCTGAGGAGAGTCGGTATAGATCTTAACGATCAGACTCGCAATCAAGAATTGAGTAAGATAGGAAGCCTCGACAATAGTTATGCAACTATTGATTTGACCTCCGCATCTGACTCACTTACAAGAGCGCTTGTTTACCGACTCCTCCCCCCGAAGTGG